ATGGAACCGTTCCAGTTCTGGCGCTGCGATGAGTGCGGTGAACCCGTGACAGTCAAAGAGGGCTACGTCATTTGGGGTAGGCGAGATGACCCCAATGGCGAATTTAGGATCATCCACCAAAGGGTGTGCGATGACCGATCCATGACCAGTTCACTTCCCTTGGCTGACTTCTTAGGAGCGGATGGCCTTGTGAAGCTGACCTCGATGCTGAGCTACGGCCTCCTCACGTATGACACCGGCATCACCCCTCGTAGCGAACACCGCCTCCCAAATATAGACGCCTGGGTTGACCTAGTGCGCCGGGTGCAGGTCCCACACTATGAGCAGGTCAGGCTTTTGTACACGCAGCCCGAAGTGCGCGAGCGATTCTCCGACTCCAATGAAACCTACCCTTACCTACAGCGCACCATCGCGACAATGATGGTGGCTGAAGATGAGTGAACCCAAGCCGGCAGCGAGAAAGATTCACAAGATCCCGGAGATGGGACCCAACTTTGGTGATTGGTTCGCCGCCAATGTCATTCCGCAGATCTTTAAGTTCACGGAGTACTGCATTGTTGCTGGGTTCGTCCTCTTCGTCGGACTGAAAAAGGACGACATCGTCGTAAAAGGCTTCGGCTACTTCCTCTCGATACTCGTTCTTTTTCTAACTAGTCAGTACATGGTGGACTTAGTGCGAGCACTGGAGTTCCGTAGACGCTGGACGATGTGGATTTCCGCTGTCCTGTTGCAGTTTGTTGGGTTCACTTTTTTCCTACTCACTTACGTCGTCATTCACACGATGGCAACCACGCAGGCCGGACTCTAAGCTTCATTAAGGAGGCTAGGAATGAGGTTCAAGGAAGTTGTGTCGCGTATAACCGGCGTCAGCACGCCGATTCTTGGCGTTTCCTGGAATCCAACCGATAGTGAGGTGGCCGTTGCCAGGCGTGTCATCACCTTCCTAGAAGACAGACGCGTTTTGTACGTCCCTTCGGAAGTTGAGGTCCCGCAACATTGCGTAAACTCAATTGCAGATATCCGCAGGTTCCTCACCGCCGAACTGGGGAGCCTTGCTTCCGACGGTCAACTGGCGAAGTCAATTTCCGCGATGCGTAGCGCGTGCCGTAAGTTCATGACCACGGTGAAGGCTGACGAAAAGAACATCATGGCTTCCGGCTGGGATCGCGGCCACTACGCCAGTTGGGTATTCATTGGTGCGCTTGGCGAACTGCGGGGTGTGGTCGGCGTGCATGTAGCGATCATCTCAGCTGCGTTCGGACTCGATGTTGAGGATGAATTGGCTTCAATTCTTCCGGCCGCACCCAACGATGCGGAATAGAGAAAAGCCCCGGTAGCACCTTGGCGCACTACCGGGGCCTTTGCCCAAATTGGCCTAGACCACTTTGGGCTTGTTGCAGTTTCGCGAGTCCTACGTCGCCTCTGCTGGTGCGGTTTTCTACCGCTACGGCACTCACACCTAATCCGCTTGGGGCACCGTCCTAGTCGCTACGCACCACATGAAGCTGTGGCGGTGCTTTGGTAGCGAATTTGTGGCGACCACGCGCAATCTCTTGCGCCTTTTCCTTCGCCTTCTCTTTCTTGCCCGTCTCGCCCATGCGAGCGTGCATGTATGGCAGCAGTTGTTTCGCGGCGTCAGCACGCACGGCGATGGGCAGCCCTTCCAGGTTCATCACGTCCAAGAGAAACGCTTTGGGGTCGGCGTAGCTGCCACGCGGCATGGTCGGAATACCGGCTTTCATATCCACGGCCGGCGTGGTCTTCCCGGCAGCCTTGAGCGCGGCACGAATGGCCGGCATCGCCATGAGCTTGTCGGCCGCCACGGATGCGCTTCCCACCGCGTAGCCTGCGGCGACGGCAGCATCCCGGTTCGTGCAGCCCGCCGCCTTGTTGGTGACAAATAGGCGCTGCTTTTCGGTCAGCTTCGGGGTTGTTGGCTTAGTCTTCATGGGGTTTTTAATCCGTGCATGAGGGGACGGGCGGTCTAGGTGTCACCTAGAACGTAGTGATTTTTCTGTCACGTCGCTTGTGGCGTGGGTGTGGCGTCAACACGGCGCTGCGGTAGGTTCTCCAAGCGCCGCGCCTCTTCAGTGTCCATCACGCCACTGTCAATCATGGTCTTGTAGAACTCGGCACGCTCAGTGGCGGTGCCACGCAACAGTGCGTCCACTGCATGTTCCGCGTAGTACCGTTGGCGCGCGATCGGACCCAACATCTGCTGAGAGATAGCCGACTCCCACATGGTGAGCCAACGCGTCAGGCTGAACTTGACGAACTGAGCGCCCAGGCTCTCAACGTTGTTGTAGCTGGCCTGTTCCAGTGTCTGCACAAGGATGGGCGGTACGCGGAACATGCGGCACACTTCCGTCACGCTGAAGTTCATGGCTTCCAGCCACTGCGCGTCCTCGTTGGACAGTCCAATGCTTTCCAGCTTCAGGCCACGCACTCCCATGATGAGCGTTTTGCCTGCATTCGCGGGTGCGGAGTAGCTGTCCAACACGCCACGCAATGAAGTGATTTGTTCGGTGCTGAGGTCGGTCTTTCCGTCGTTGTACAGGACAGACGCTGGCCGTGCGCCACGCCCAAAGCTGGCAGCACCATGCGTTCGCAGAGACAGCGCCAGGCCAAGGGATTCACGGGCAATGGCTACACGGCTCTTGCCCACGATGGTTCCGGCCTCAGTGCGGTCACGCAGGTGCAACACCTCTTCAGCCAACAGGCGCACCGGCCGGCCCTGGTCGTCGGTGTAGTCGTAGCGGTAACGGCCACTGTCCAGCTTGACGATGGACACGCGGCCGGGGTGCATCGGGTGTAGTGCCGTCACCTCACCAGCGCCGTTGAATTCCTTGCGCGCGTAGCCGTTACCGTTCAACAGCACGCTAGCGGTCAGCGTCTCCCGGAACTCCATGCCGGACTGGTAGTCGTTGGGGCGTTCCAGCGCGCGAGACAGCCAATGGCCATCCGCACGCTCACGGCTGCCGTCTTCGTTGCGGCGGTAGGTGTGGAGTGGCAGGCAGGCCGTGGACTCACTCAGGGCCTGCACACAGGCGAACACGGTGGAGATGGACTCAGCGGACTTGGCGTCCACGTAGGAGCCGGACAGCGTGTTGTTGCCACCATTTGCCAAAGCGTTCCATGACGGATCTTCGGCGCGGCGTTCGTTGCGTCCGCGCAGCATGTCGAGAATTTTCATAGTCACCTCACCGTTTCCAGCCAGTAGTGCAGCAGCGAGCGTTGCGCATCGGGTTGCAGGCTGCGCAGGTTCACCGTGGTGTCCGCATAGGCCGGACGGCTCTGGACGATGGACACCTCATCCAGCGTCACGCTGCGCAGTTCACGGGTGTTGCCGGACCAGTGATCGCCACCGGCCGGCACGTTGAAGGCGAACGAACAGCCGCCCAGGTCACCACGCTGCGCCAACGTGGCAAGGTCACGCCCCGCTTGCGTGTCGGGCAGTTCCAGCGAGAACGCCAGGCCGGTGTCGTCCTCAGACAGCGTGAGCGTGCCGCTACGGGTGCGCCCCAGTACCCGGCTGTAGTCGTGGTCGGCCAGCGCCAGGATGTCCGCGCCGGATGCGAGAGAGGCCGCGAACGCTCCCCGGCGGATGACTTCAGTGAAGTCGCCAATGGTGGTGGGGCTGTCGAACTTGGCGATGTAGCCCGTCAGCTTGCGGCCGTTGGCGGTCACGCCGGCCGTTGCGCGTTTCTCAATGGTCATGGGGTGTCTCCAAAGACACAGCCCGCCACTAGGACGGGCTGTGCAGGGCTGGCAGTTACAGCGCGATGTCGGAAGCGACGACGAACGCCTGCGGATGGCGCACGCCCACGTCCACCGTACTCATGGCGCGGACCAGCACGCCGCCACGGCCGTAAGCAGGCTGGGCGTACGGGTTCACCAGGATGTCGATTTCCGACCAGATGCCCAACAGCACCTGCGACCAGTCGCCCAGGATGGCGATGCCGGTATCAGGATCGGGCGTCGCGTTGTTCGGCACCTGATTCGTGCTGTAGGACTGGATGCCCGCCATGCGGCCGTCATCGCCCAGCAGGTAGATGCCCGTACCGGTGGACTTCTCCGTGCCGGCGAACTTCGCCGCTACACTGGGATTGAACAGCCACGACGACGCGTCCACGTTCGCCAGTTCCGCCTTGGCCTTCATCGCCAGCACGTTTGCCCAGTTGAGCGTTGCCAGGTTGGCGGTCTGGATGCCCACGGTGGACAGCACGCCGGTCGGCTCATTGGTGCCACCACCCTTGATGAGCGCCGAGTCGATGGCCTGCGCCAGCACGGCCGCGAAGTCATCACGCACCAGCTGCTCCACGTCGGGGCTGGATTGCATGATGAGCTGGCGGGACAGTTCGGTGACGCCGCCGGCATGCTTCGGGGCCAGCGTGATGTTGGACGGGTTCACGTCTGAATCCGGCACCGCGCCGTTCTCGGCAACCCAGCCAACGGATACGCCCGTGCCGTGCTTCGGGATGGTGACGTTGCCATGCAGGCCGGACAGCACCCGCACGCCAAGGCGACGTGCCAGCAGCTTGTTGCGCAGCGGCTGGATGTACAGGTCACCACGGTGGTCCGTGGGCACCAGTTCCGGTGCGCTGCCGGTCGTGTTGACGCGACGTTCCAGAGCGGACATGGGCACGAACACGCCCTGCGCCTTGCGGCCGGTACGGCGTTCGGTTTCCTGCGCGTATTCCAGTTCGGCACCGGTCAGGGCGCGGCCTTCCACGCCCGCCTGCAAGACGCGCATGAGGGACACGCGGGATTCCAGCGCGGCGATGGTGTCACCACCGTTGCCAGCGATGACGGTCACGCCAGCGGAACGGCGCTCGGCATCGTCAACGAACTGCTGGCGGGCTTCGGCCGCTTCCAGGTCGGTGACTTCGGCCTTCAGTGCGTCGAACTTCGTCACCTCTTCGGCATTGAGGTTGCGATTTTCGGTCTGGGCCTTGGCGAGCATCGCGCGCTGTTCGGCCACCTTGGCAGCTTTACGCTGCCGAATCTCTTGCAAGGTCATAACGTACTCCGGGAGTTGTTTGGGATATCCCGGTTCGCTATTCAATGCGGTTGCGGGCGGATGTAAAGCAATCCGTCATGCGACGGTTTGCGATTCGTGGCGACACGATTAGGTGACGCCGCGAAGCGCCAAAGTGCGCGAACTCAGTAGCCGGTCACGTCAAGAATCAAACACCGTCCGGGGATGCTCACGGTGGCGGGCATGGTGTTGTCCGCGTGGTACGCCTGAAAGTTCGCGGTGGTCAACGTGACCGCGTTAGCGACAACTTTCCAATAGCCCCAAAAGTTGTAGCTCCACCAATCCACGTCACCGGGGATCGGCGACTGATTGACGTTGCGGTTAGACGCCGAGCGATTCAATGCGGCAACCGCATACGTCTTGCCGGCAGGCAGCGTGGTGCTGTCCGTGTCGCTGCCGTTACTGCTAGGGCTGCCTGCAAATTGTCCCGCCACGCGCATGTAGCGATGGCCTGCATGAAATAGAACTTGTCCAGCCTCATTCTTCACCTCAAATCCTTGCGACGGAACGCTAGGATTCGGCGGGGCAAAGACGTAGAAGTTCACCGACTGTCCGGCAGCGCCCTTTGCTCCCACTGCGATCTCAGCGGTGCCGGCCACAAAGCTACGAACGTATGCGTAGGCGCCAGCCGCATGACTGACGGCCACGATGGGATAGCCGGTCAGTCCCGTTAGCGTGAACGTTGCATAGGACGTATCAAGCGCCGTTACATTCGTGGTCACCGTCCCCTTGCTGTGGTACGCGTAGTTGAAGAACGTATCGTCTATCTGGATGTGCCCGGACTCATTGCGAACCTGAAAATAGGAAGACATCACCACACCCCCGTGATTAGAACAACATCGACTGCGACAGCGCCGGGCAGCAATGGTCCCGGAGAGTACGTAAGCAGGTTGCTACCGTTGACGGACACGGCGGGCGCATAGCCGGCAAGCTGGCTGCCAGGCACATACGTTGATCCGGTGTACCAAAAGGGTCGCCCCTCTGGCAGTTGAATGCTGCCGGTTGCGCCAGCCGGCACATTGGTGATGGACACAATTCGGGTCAGGCTGTCCGTGACATCTAGAACCAGCTGCCCGCTCGCGTCCCATACTTGAAGACCCTGTGGCATTGATCGTTCCTCTTGCGTTGTGATGTGTTCGGCGGCTTACGGTCACGCCGATGGAAGGTCGGAGGTCGGAGTCGGAGTTCGTTTTATTCGGCCTATAGCCAAAACATGCATGTAAAACGCATACCTCAAACCTCAAACCTATGTTTCTTCTCTACTACTCTTTGATTTATCTCCGACCTCCGACCTTTGAGGATGTAAGTAAAAGAAATTCAATGACTTATGTCGGGTCGGAGTTCGGGTCGGAGTTCGACAACTCCGACCGTATGTCGTCGTTGCTGAGTTCAACGCCGTTACGCAGCCACACCGTGCAGGCCACGCCGTTCCACTTCACGTCTCTTTCCAGCTTGCTGAAGCCAAGCCGCGTGAACATTTGATGCAGCGAGCGGCCCTTGGGCATTTCAAAGCTGTCAAAGCGCGCTCTGCCTTCCAGAAGCCGGCTAAGGTGGGAGCTAGAGAACACACGCGCAGTGACGCCGTGGGCACCCGCCTCAATGATGGACTTGGCGACGCTCTCAGCCTCGTCCTCGCTGCTCGCCATCATCCGGCGCTTCTCAGGCGTCATCGGCGCTGAGCCGTTCACGTCGAAGTCCATGGGGATTTCGATGCCCAGGAACCACGCGCGTAGCTCGCCAGCGCAGTGATTCTTCGCGTAGTCGATAGCGTCAGTGCGCGCCTTCCAACTGGCAGCATCTAGGCCGCAGTAGTCAAGCATTCCCGCGAGGTCTGCCCACGGCGTGAAGATCACGAACCAGCGGCGGTCTGTTGGTTCCAAGGGCAGCGCGTTGTTGTGATTGGTGTTGGCCCAGTGATTCGTGCAGTTCCACGCTTGGAACGGCTTGGCTCCTTTAGGGTTCACGTCAACAATGTTATTGCTTATAAATTCCTTCATCGCGTTGTAGAGCTGGTGTCTCGCCTTTCCAGTCAGCATGATTTCTTCAATGATGTTGACTGCACCGCGCACAGCCCAATCGGTGAACCCGCCGCTGTTGGCAATATTCGAGTTCGACGTAGTGGAGAGGTTGCGGTAGCCCATGGCAGCGCGCAGCACGGCAGCGGCCAAGGTCTTCCCGTCACCGTGAATGCCCTTCAGGATCGGCGACCACCGAATTTTCACGCCAGGGCGTTGCACGTTGTGCGCCATCCAGCACAGAAGATTGAGGTACACGTCATCGCGCCGGCCGCACATGTCGTACAGAAGCAACTGGAAGGCTTGAATGCCCGCGCAGCCTTTAGGCGTTGGCGGCGTGATGGGCGGCAGCGATGACGGACTGTAGGAGTTGGCGAACCGCACGCCGTCCCACGTGTAAAACGCAGGGCAGTCCGGCCGATAGCCCACGCGCTCCACGATGGGCATGTTCCAGAATTGTGTTGCCTTCTCTGCTGCGCTGAGTCGCCGGCCAGACTCGCCAATGGGCATGCGCCGACCGAACGCAACATCGAAGCTGCGCAGGCTCATGTACTCGTTGTTGGACGTATTGAAAAACGCGTCTTGCGAAGTCACCCAGCAGAACGGTGCTGCCCAGTCCGGCAGTTCACCATCGGTGCGCGGCAGCGCGGGTGGGAACAACAGCGCGCGCAGCTTGCCGATGGGCACCTCCGCGTCGCAGAATTTCAGCTTGCGCGCCACGGCCTTTACGATGCGCTCTTGCAGCGCGCCAGGCATGCCGGCGTTCTGGATTGCGGGGATGACGCTGTTGTGTAGCTCACGGTCGTCCGCCGCTGCGGACACCCAGTCCAGTATTTCGTTGAGCCTTTCGTATATCTCTTCCGAGAGGCGAGGCGCATCCACCACTGTCACCAGTGATCCGCCATTGCTTGAATCGGTCATGTGATCCTGCCATTGGTCCGCGTGGGTGTTGCCCCTGCCAAGGTGTACGCGGTTGATGCGGCAGTTATGTGCGCTGCTTAGCGTAGGGCTGAACCAGCAACCACATGCAGAACGAATACCAGGATGCTTCATCGCGGTTGCGTTCTAGCTGAGAGTGCACGAACAGCGCGCGTGCAGCCCTCAGTTCCCCAGGCTCATCCGCCAACACTTCGGCCGGAACTTCGAACCAGTGCAGGCTAGCGTTGTGCCAGCACGCGATGACATCATCACGTGTGGCGTGGCGGTGCGCTTTGCAAAGGTCTTCAATCACGCGTGGGTCAGGCGTCGGCATGTTCCACCCCCGCACCCGGATAGAACGGCCGAATGGTCACGTCGATGGCCCTGCGCATGGCGCGGCGGTAGTAGTCTTCGGTCGTCAGGCCGTAAAGAGCAAAGAACTGACAGACTGCCTCACGCTCTTGTGCAGGGAGGCGGTCGAGCTTTGCAGCGTAGTCGCGGCCACCAGCTATCCAGCGTTCAATCTCAGAGGCGGGCGCGTGCGGGAACACGGTGCGGATACGGTCGTGGATTTGCATGTCAGTGCACCTCACGACGTGCGAGCCACTGCTCATAGAGCTTCATTGCCAGTTCGTCGCAGCTGCGATACTCAGCCTCATTGCCGGACTCCATGCCTTCCAGCAGGAGGATGAAAGCCGCAGTAGCTTCGTCGGGCACCGGCTCATTGTGTGCAAGCTGAAACATCGCGCTGAGCTTCGTCAGCACTTGGCCCAGGATGAACATGCGGCGGTGGCTGTCGGACGGCCAGTGCTCCGCTACGAACTCCGCGATGCGCGGAGGAAAGATTTTGGCGGTCATGGTTAGGCCACCTTGCGTTCGGCAGGGCGTTCGCGATACTTCACCGGCTTGCCGGCATCGCTCTGCTTCTGAAGGAAGTTGACCCACTTTTCCACGTCAGCCGGGCGCGCAAAGCGGCGGCGACCAACTACGAACGTCCGGAGGTGACCCGCATTGATCGCGTCATGTATCAGCGGCAGGCTTTCGCCCGTGACCTCGGCAATCTCTTTGAGAGACAGTTTCAGCTTTTGCATAGCCTTGCCCTTTGTTACGTCGCGACAGAAGCGTCGCGGCTTAGGCAAGACTCTAGGCGGGCAGTGCCCGCCGCATAAGGGAATAAGTCGGGCTACTTTTTCGGACGAGCCGGACCATAGATCGCTTCAGCGTCCTTGCCCTTCTTGTCTATGGCGTTAGAGATAGTGTCAATGTCAACGCCGTATTCCACAGCCAACGTTTCCTTTGCCTTGTTGGCCCCAACACCGTCCTGCCTTAGTAGCACGTAGTCCCGTGCTACCGACGAGTGATTCACCTTGGGTGGACGATGCTTTGGCTTAGGCATCGTTTCCACAAGTTTTTTCGCCCATGATTCAAGCGCGAACACAGCGAAGGATGATTCCGCCTCCGTCAGCGCCTCTTTGTCGCGCAACTTCTCAGCGATTCGGATTGCCATAGCTTTCTGCCGCCGAATATTGTCGCGGTACTCTTCAGCGGTTGGTGGAAACTGTAGAGAAGCATTCTTCATTTCTTTACCCCCAACTTTGATACCGCATCGGCGAGCTTGTCCGGTGCGAGGTGCGAGTAACGCAGCGTCATAGCGATGTCGGCATGGCCCAGCAGTTCACGAACCGTGTTTAAGTCCACGCCCGCCATCACCAGCTTGGATGCGAAGTCATGGCGCAGGTCGTGGAAACGGAAGTCCGTCAGCTTGGCATCCGTCACCAGCCCATCCCACGACTTGTTGATATTGGTGAGTCGGCCACCGCCAACACCGGGGAACACCAGCCCCTCCCCATTACCCTGCTTTCGCCACCGCTTCAGCACGTCCACTGCTTCATGGTTCAACGGCACATGGCGAGCCTTCCGGCTTTTCGCATTACCCGCCGTGACCGTCACCAGCTTTCCCGGCAAGTTCACATCCGACCATGACAGGCCGAACAGTTCACCACGGCGCAGGCCCGTGTTCATGGCGACCAGCACCAGCGGCATTAGGTGGTCCGTGAAGCCATCCTTAGGCCACTGGGGATGCCCCACGCTACCGCGCTCTGTGTGCCATGCGTTGTGGCGGTCGCGGCTAGCGCGGCGCTCGGCCTCCCGCACTGCCAGTGCCTCACGCAGCTTCCTTTCCTCGGCAGGCTTCAGATAGCGCGTCCGGCTGTTGTCTACACCTTTGGCACGCTTGACTACCTTCAGGGGATGGTCGGCTAGGAACTCCCACTCAACGGCACGGGAGAACACCGACCGAATGCGGTCCAGATCGCGATTGACGGTCGCCGGCTTGATTCCGTCTTTCAGTCGGCGCGTCTTGAACTGGTCTACGTCTCGCCCCGTAACGGTTCGCAGCTCCTTGTCGTACAGTCCACCAAAGCAGGCTTTCAGGGCGTCCACGGTCGCCTGCCCTGCCTTCTGGTGCGACTTGGCCCACGGGGCGTAGTGATCGGCTATGAACACGCCAAGCGTGATCGGCTTTTCAGCTACCGGCCTGTTCGCTTCGATGACGGCCAGCGGCGCGCCGTGGTCGGCGGATTCGGCCAATGCCTTCATGGCGGCCGTTCGGGCTGCGGTGACAGTCATTACCGGGTGCCGCCCCAACGTGCGTCGCTTACCTCGACCCCAGGTCACCACATAGGACTTCACACCTGAAGGCTGCACACGCAGAAGCAGCCCTTTTAGGTCCGTGTCGTGCACCTCGTAAGGCGTGGCTTCCGGCTTCGCTTTGGCGACAGAATCCGGCGAAAGCTTCTTTTTCATGTCCGGTAAGTGCAT